CTTCAATGTCGTCGGATCGTCGGTGACCGCCCATTTGTCTAACGGCCGGAGGTCTTCGGCTTTTGCTGCTTCAGATTGAATGAACTCGTCCAAACCTTGCGCCGCGTCTCCATCTCTGGCCTGCTCGTCAAACCAATCCTGCATCGCAACATTTGGATCGGCTTCGGTGTTGGCCTCTGATACTTCTTCACTATCAGCGGCATCGCCCTCAACGGTTGAGCCGTCCGGTCGAGTGTCACCGGCATACAGAAGCTGCACAACGCAACGACAGTTTACGACCTCAGCCGCATCGGCAGAAGGGTCTAAAGGCCGGTCCATTCGCTCGCCGCCGACGATGAACGGCTCGTCCATCAGGACAGTCTGACCGTCAGCACGCAAATGAGTTCTGCGGGTACGCGAGTCAGTCGAAGACAGCCAGCTTTTCTCGATCGGGCCGAACTCGCCAAGAGCACGGGCACCAGCCATCTCGCCGCCAGCGTAAGCGCCCTGGACCTCGGTGCGACCGATCGCGTCAGCACGAAACTCGCTGTAGCCAGTGATCTCCTCGATCGCCGATTTGGTTTGCTCGGCAGACATCCCGTCTTGGATGTTGTTCGTCACCTTGTTACGAACGTCCTGCCACATATTTGTGGAGGAGCCAACGATCCGATTGGTTGCCGTGGCCTGATACGCGACAGCGTTCTCGTTCACGACCGAGGCCCAAGCCGCCGCCTCTTCTGGCGGAGGACCACCTCCAGGAACGCCGACGAACGCAGACAGGTTTCCCGTCAAATACATGCCCGCCGTATATTCGCCGACGACTTCAGTGACGAATGAGTACCAGATCTTCTCGATCCCATCGAGAGCAGCGATGTCACCAGCAGCGACGAGAGTCATCGCATAAGCAGTCGCAGCGAACTCTGTGATCTCGCCAGCGGCACGGGCCATCAACTCGCCTAAGTCCTCAGACCTTTCATCAACCCACTCGCGCTTTGCTTCAGGGTCAGTCGGCAGACCTTCAAGAGTTTTGAGGAGGTCGTCCAGCTCAGACATCAGATTGTTGCTTCGACCCCGAGAGCAGCCAGCAGCCGGAGACGCTCATGCTGATGTTGAGCAGCCAGCAGTGAACGGCAGTACGCCTTCATTGTTGAGGTCAGCGACTCGGCGTCAATTTCGAGGGCGTCGGCGATCTCGGGTACACGATCGAACGCGCCTTCGAGCAGCCAGTCCAGGTCGCTGTAAACGGTCGGATCAAACGACAGGTGCAACTGGTCGGACGCGATCGAACGCGTCTCGGAAACTTGCGGCCCGTTCGTTGATCTGCCGATCGCGTTGCGGAGTCGGCCACCGGCACGCTCCATCGCACGGTAAGCGATGCCATCGCAAGCCATGACGATCGCTGACGCCTGATCGCCAGAGGGCCGGGTGTCGGCCGAAGGAGGCCCGTTAGCAGGAGGCTCAACGCCCTCCGGCTCGCGGAACACTTCGATGACTTCGTTGACCTCCGTCGCATCGGCGACATCCTCGTCCAAGATCCCCGCAGCGGCCAGCATCTTCGGCGCAAGCGCAGGAGCGCCCTTGGCAGTATCGAGGAGCACGCGCTGCTTGAACTCTGCATCGTCAGGCTGGTCCTCAACCGAGAAGCCCTGCTCACGGAGGTATGACGCCGCCGACATTTGCAGACGGTCATACGCTGCCGTGGCGTTCCCCGACTTGTCGGGCGGCACTTGCAGATCGGTCGTGTCGTACCAGACGATCGCCGTGTCAGGATCGTAGCCCTCGGCTTCCAAGGCAGGCCGCAGCCAGGACTCGGTGAGAGCGTTGCACACGATCTCGGCGTTCGGCTCGATGTGAAGCGTGATCGCCGTCGCCTCGACCTGCCAGGCAGTCCAATGGTTGACGCCCGACATGCCAGTCAAAATCTCGGGAGGCATATCGAGGCCGAGAGCCAGGCGCTTGATCGCCGCTTGTTGCAACGACTCGATCCGGTCATCGAACGGGGTCGAGAAATTGATGTGCTTGATCTTGTCGATGAACTCGCCAGGGATCGCCAACGTCAACGGCACGACAGCAGCAGCGGAGTCGCGATCCTTGATCGGCACCGTCATCATCTCGGTCAACTCGTTCACGAACCGATCGAAGCCGTCTTGATCCTGATCGGCTGGAGCAGCTCCAGCGGTCGGCGGTGGCGGCGGCGGGAACTCCGCCTCGGCCGGGATTGCGAGCAGGCCAGCACCAGCGAGGCGGCTGCGAGCCGAAGCGGTGACGTGAGCGTTGAGGAGTTCGAGCTGTTCGAGTACCCCGAGGACAGCGCGCACCGGGGCGTCTGGTTCCCACGGGCGTCGAGGATGCCTCCGCCACACTTTGACGACAAGAGCGTTCGGGTGAACGAATCGCCAGGCGTCGCTGCTAGAGCCTTGAGCCGTCCGCACTTTGACGACGGTCTTGCCTGCGTCCTCCGTGATCCGAATCGCGTCCTGAGAGTAGACCTGCCACGTCTCGTAGATATCCGACAGGTCGTCTTTCATGTCGGGTTCAGCAATCATCCAGCCGAACCCGGCGACGGCCAGGTGCTGCCCGAACTCGGCGAGGAGCTGCCCCTGTCCTGCTGCGCCTCCAGCGATCAGATCAACAAGCTCGACAGCGCGCTTCTGAGCGTCGGTCGTTTCTTCCCCGTTGTAATGGATCGGGCTTGGCTCTTGGCCTGACGCTTTCGGAGGGACCGCTGCTGTCAGGTTGACGCGTGACAGAGCGTTGCTCGTCCAGCCGACACCGAACCGCAGCTCGCCGACCTGGTCGTAAAAAGTCCAGGCAGCTTCCTGCCACGGGAGCAGGCCCACGCTCTGTACTTTGTTCTTGACGTGTCGAGACGTGACGATCTCAGCAGCAGCGACAAGCGAATAAATGTGAGGCTTTGAAATTGCCCGTGGACGGTCGGCCATATCCAGAGGCTACCCCGACCGTCATCGCTGGAGAGGAACCCCGCCAAACAGCTTCACAGTTCGTCCTGTCGAGTGTGATCCGGCAGCAAGCAATCTGTGCCGAGCTGATACCAGGAACGTCCGCACTCAGGGCATATCAGCAACGGCCCATCTACGTCTCCTTCGAGCAGCGACGCCTCACAAATCATTACCGATCGAGCCTGTCCTCGACCGTCTGACCGATCCCGGCAGCCAGCGAACCGGTCAGCGAGATCACGACGATCCAGAGCCACGGGTCGTTGAAGTCGGACCAAAGCACGACAGGGACAGCGACGAGCGGAGAAACCCAGATGCTCAGGCACCACGGGCACGTGACAAAATATGCCCAAGTGTCGCCGCGCTTTGCGACTCGTTCACGGACAGGGAGGAACACTTCATCGACGGTAAGCAGGCGGGCCAGACGCCAGCAGGCCAGAACGGACAGAACAACAAGCAATGTCATGTCGTCGATGGTAGCAATTCAGATCCGAGAGCCGAGGATGCTCTTCGAGCCGAGCTGCGATTGAGCGATGACCCGCTCAGGGATCAGGCACCGAACAGCGTGGACCAGAGCGTCGAGGCGGTCAGGTGATCTCGACTCGCCCGGCACCCATTCGGTCATCTGGCTTTCAAGCTTCGGGAACGGGCCGATGTGGTGAACGAGCTTCTTGCCGTACAACACCGAGACAGGTTCTGCGCGAGCCTTCTTGGATTCGGTCGCGTTGATCTTCTTGACGGGCACCGAAGGATCGACGGCGTGGATGGTGGAGCGAACCATGTCGCCGCCCTGGTTCTTCTCGACGTAAACGGCGTGAGCGTTGTGCTGGTTGAAGGCGTTGACAACAGCTCGCCCCCAGTCTTCCGGTCGGCCAGACATCGAGTGATCGGCGAGGATCGCGCAGGGATCGACGCCCCACTTCGCACGCTCCGGTGCTTGAGCAGCGACGATGCCGCACTCGGCGGTTTCGCCGGGAGGGTCAACGGCGATGATGGTGCGCCAGGGTCGGCGGCGTTGCTTCGAGAAATCAACGACCTCGCCGAGCGCCAGCCAGGTGACGTGAGAGTCGTGCGGGTGGGCGGCATCCCAGTCCTCAGGATCAACCCGGTTCGCGTCGATCGAGTCAAGCGTCCAAAGCGCGCCTTCAACGTTGTCGAGGTACTCGGCGTGGAGTTCCTGCCTGCCGAGCCGTGTGCCCTCGTAGCGGGACAGAATCACGTCGAGAAACACCGGTGCCAGGTTGCCCAGATTGTCGTACGTGGAGCCTGTAGTGACGACCGTCCCGGTTTCGGCTTCGAGGTCTTTCATCCATTGGCGGCGTTTCGGTGTCCCGGTGATTATGACTTTAGGGTCGCCGAGGCGCAGCCCGAGTCGTGCCATGTCGAGCACGTCAGCGCCGGAGTCCATCGAGGCAGGCTCGTCAACCCAGATCACCTCATGCTGCGGCCCTCGGAGCCGGTCTGGTTCCTCGCCAGAGAACAGGGTGAGGCGGGCACCGGTTGACGGCCAGCTCACGCGTCGCTTTGACGGCTCGTATAGCGGCCGATCCCACGGAGGCGAGATCGCCAGGATTCCCGATTCGCCTTCGACCATCACGTCACGGGCATCGCCCGAGGTCGGAGCAACAGCACCAAGCAGCCCGGTCTTGGAGTGGTGAGCGAAATGCCTGATTGATTCTGCGCCGGTCCTTGTCTTGCCGAACCCGCGGCCCGCACGGATCATCCACGAAGTCCAGTCGCCGGTCGGCATGGCTTGCTCAGGGCGTCGCCAAAACTCCCAGTCGTACATCAGCTCGGCGATTTCTTCGTTGTCCATCGAGGCGAGGAGCGGCACCAGCAGACCGGCACGACCGAGGCGGTCAGCGCGAGACTCGCTCATTCGGCAACTCGATCCAAGACGGCAGCGACGATCGCTGATCGTGTCTTGCTTTTCGATTCGGCGAGTCGGTCGAGCTTGGCGAGATGGTGCGGCGAGAGGCGGAGCGTCACCGGCGACGCCGGGCCAGAAGCGTGAGCTGGGAGTCGAGGCATGTCACCATCCTATAACCGCATCGCTTATACATAACCGCATCGCTTATTCGTTGACGGCGTGCAAGTCAGCCCGCTCCTCAGCCTCGACAAACGACGCCTCGATAGCCAACACCTTCGCCCGAGCAGACTCAGCGACCGTGTCCGTGATCGCCTCGCCCAGCAGCTCGGTTGCGTCAGCCATCCGGCCCAGACCGATCGTATCCATCATGATCTTTGTCGCCTGGAGCTGGAACCGCGGCTCCACCTTGTCGCGATTGTCGGGGTTGACGTAATGCAACAGCGTTTCCACCGCCCAGCCCGCACCAAGCGAAAGCTGCCGAGAGGCCCGTTTCATCAGCTCGCCGTGTGCCCGGTCGATCTCCTTCCTCACCGAAGGCTTGCGGAGGAACCGCGACACCGTCGTATGGTCCACGCCCAACTCCGCAGCAATCTGTCGGTCCGCAGCGCCAGCCATCTTCATCTCGACAACACGATCGAGGTGTGGCTCTAGGACCGGGGCATTGTTGTTTGTGATCGTTCCTGCGTAGTTTCGGACGACGTTTTTTTGGGGGATCGCTTTTGGCATCGGTCGGCTCCTCTGGTTTCCACCGTAGCGGGGTCTGTGTGGCCGTGTGCGGCGTTGGGTTGGCGGGTTGCCCCAGTGGGGGCGTTTGGGGGAGGTTTAGCGTGCTGCGCCGTTGGAGATGAGGTTGATGATTTGGTTCCAGTCGTCGGGTCGCCAGACGTGGTATGCGAAGCCGGGGAGTTTTGCTTCGAGGGTTTCGAGGCGTTGTCCCCATTCGATCTGGTCGTTGGAGAGTCGGCCTTTCTCGGTTTTGAGTTCGGCAGCGATGAGGAGTCCACGATCAGCGTGGATCATGGTGAGGTCGGGCCAGCCGGTGCCGTCGTATTTCCATCCGGTCGCCCAGCCGTGCTTGGTTCGCATTGGGCGGTGGCCGACGATCTTCCAGCCGAACACGCGAGCAGCGTCCACGATGGCTTGCTCGAACTCCGATTCGTTCATCGACCCGATTGTAGTCGGGTCGATGAACGTGGGGGGATCTAAGCCTCGAACCGGTCGGCGGTGACGATCTCTTCGTCGCCGTCGAACTGGGAGCGAATTATAACCGCTGTGACGTTGCAGGCGCTGGCACCTCGAAGGTCGGCGTAGGCCCGAGCCATTACCCGGCCCTCCATCACGTCTTTGTTGGCGAGCGTCGAGCGGCGGGCAGGGAAGGCGTTGACCCAGCGGACGATGTCGCCCGAGCCGGTGAGGTCATCCCATGACTCGAAGATTCCCCACGCCGTGCCAAAGCGGGTGTCGATCAGCTTCGCCGGGATCAGGTTGCCGTCGAGGTCGAACAGGGCGGGCACTTCGGCCTTGCCGTCGTTGTCTTCGATGTCGGCCTGGAGGCGCTTCTTGGCTGCGTTGCAGCCGGAGGCCCACTGGCTGAGGAAGCCGTCGGTGTCGCAGCGCTCGAAGCTGTCGGCGGCGTCTTGTTCGTGCTGGGCGGCTTCGGTGCGGAGGGTGGATGCTGTGGCTGTGTTGGTCATGTAGACCATAGTACACGACTCCCGTCGGGATGCAACCCCTTCGCCAGACTTTCTCGGAAATGTTTGTCGGGACGCGACAAGGACCGCCCCCAACCAAAGAAGCGGTCCTCGTCTGGTGCCCCACCCGGTGCGTTTCGATGGCACCTACCTACTAAATGAACCGACAAACCTGCGGCCCACCGGGGGAGATTTATGTTGTCACCGTGATCGTTCTGCTCGGCTCGCCCTCGCAACGATCCGTTTGATTTGAGCAACGGAGTAAAAATGGATGCGCCCAGTCTTGACCCAGCTCTTGACCTCACGATAGGTCAAGAGCACCTCGGCGTCGCTCACGCGTGGAACAGGTCGAGCACGAACTTGGAACCGTCGCTGATCCTCACGACGATCTTCGTGTCGCCGACATCGACGCCAGTGACATCGTGGACCGAGGCGGTCGTCCAATTGTGCTCAACGCCGGGAACGTTGAGGTGAGCAGTGACCGAAACGTGCGGAGCGGCGAGCGACACCGATTCGTGAGCGCCGTCGGGTTGTTCCCATTGCGAAGCTTCGGCTCGGAGCTGCCCGAGATGCAGAGCCTGATCGGCGACGACTTCGGTTCGGCGGTCGCTGTAAAGGTCGGTCGTTTTGATGATGTGTTTGATTTCCATGATTCGTTTCTGCTTTCTGGTTGATGTTCGTTGGTCCAGTCGAGCGCACCGACCGGGTGACCGGTGCGCTCTCAGGATCAGCGAAGGCTCTCAGCGGCCAGAGCGGCCGACTCAAACCCATCGACATCGTCGGCGGCGGGATCGAGATTGATGGCGACCCATCCGGCCCGCTCTTGGATGATCCAGCCGATGTGGCGGCTGTTCTCTCGGACGGTGTAGGTGCCCCATGCGCCTGGAGCTGCGTGGATGTGGAGGGTGACCGTCTGGGCGGTGGTGGTGGTTGCTCTGTTGTTCATGTAGATAAAGCTACACGACCTGGATCGGGATGACAACCCCCAACCAAAAGAATCTCAGAAATCATTCGCAACCCGCCCACGTGTCGATCGGCGGCAACTCAACAATCCGACGCGGTCGGTCCATCGGGCATTCATGGAACACCGGAGCAGCCAGCCACCGCCCGCAGCCCTCGCACTGAATCAAGTTCATAAGCCGCGCAGTTCTTCGAGCCACTCGATGTCTTCGCCGTTCCACGTGTCGGCGTCAAACATCTCGACCAGCTCGGCCAGCGTGCCCTCATGGCCCTCGTAGGGCGACAGGTAGAAGCTGACCAGTTCCCCGTCGCTGAGCACAGCGACTTGGAACTCGGCGTTCGTCAGGAAGACCATGTCGGACATCGGGTTGAGCATTACGGTCACGCCTTCAATATTGAAGTCGGCAGGCAGGCCGTTGTTCAGCCAGGCGTCGAGCAGGTCACGGGCTATCCCGATTTCCCGATATCCGAACTCGGCAAGGTCAGTTGTGTTGTCCATCAGAAGATCCAGGCCATCAGCGGGAACAGCCAGAACGGCATGAACATCATCGCAACAGCGACGAAGTGGATAGGGCCGAGCTGGTCGGCGGGAGCGGTTGGTTTTGTCATTGGTTTTTGCTTTCTGGTTGGTTGCGGTTGTCTTCGTTGGTCCAGTTGAGCGCACCGACCGTGTAGCCGGTGCGCTCTCAGGATCAGCGGGCGGTAAACCCCTCAGCCTCAAGCGCTTCGAGGAGGCCGAGGAGAAGCCAGCCAGCTCCGGCGCTCCATTCGTGGGCTTCGGCGAGGGCGGCACGTTCTCCGATTTTAAGGGAGCGGCGTGCGAACTCTTCGAGAAGGCCACCTGTCAACCGGGCGAACTCGGCTTCGGTCGTGCGGAGGGCTGCTGATTCAAGGGCGAGGGTTGCGGTGCTGTTCTTCATGTAAGTAAAGCTACACGATTCCAGTCGGGATGACAACCCCCAATCCAAAGAATCTCAGCGGAACCATCCCCGGTCCAACAACAACGGATCGTCCGCCCGCCAAATCTTCTCCACTCGCGCACGAATACGCAGCCCGCCGACAGGCAACTCAGGCAACTCCCACCTAGCCACCTCAACTCGCGCCCGATCGAAATCAGACCGAATCTTCTTCAGCTCCGCAAGGCAATCGGCATCCAACGGGTCAACCGAAGCAGTCAAGAATCCACCTTCATCGGACGCCCAAGCTTCGGCCGCTCGATCGCGTCGAGGTCCGAAACCTTGATCGACACGACGCCGATCACGTTTCGTTCATGCGGCACCAGACCATCGGTCAAATATTGGGCCATCGTCGTCGTGGAGCAGCTCAGATAATTCGCTGCACGTTCGATGTTCAGATAGCCGTCAGGAACGACTCGGGCGTTCGCACGCTCCGACACAACTTCAGGGTCGAGCAGGTACCGGGTGACCTTGCCACGCTCGATCACCGGCTCAGCGGCCAGCGTCCCTTTCGCGATTGCTTTGTTGACGGCCTGGCGTGTCGTGCCGAGGAAGGTTGCCGCCTCGGCGACGGTCAATGCGTTGTTCATGATTCCGATCCTTTCAAGATCATCTGTTTCACAGGTGTTCGCCGTGGCCCATTGCTTCGGCTCGGGCGTAGCTTTCATCGAGAGCCGTCCATTGAGGCGGGTCGCATTCTTCGCAGGTCCAGTCTGCGGAGGCACCGCAATCGCACGGTCCAGGACCGCTGCCGAAACCTCCGTGTGGCCTGCCGTTGTAAAGGCACAAGCCGAGCGGTTCGTCTTCCCACGGCTCGGATTCTTCGTCGCATTCGCTGCAAAAATACGTGAGTGGCTGCGGGTTCATTGGACCGGTCATTGCGTCTTGCTCTCTTTCGTTTCGGTGTAGGTGTGCAGGATGTCGCGCACGGGCACCATGTCAGCTTCAGGAAATATGAACGACACATCGCCTGTTTTGGCTATCACTTCGCCATCAGCAAGCTCCACAGTTTTGATCGTGTACCAGACAGGCCCGTAAATATTGTTGGAAACCAGTTGCTGACCTGGCCGGAGCATTGATGCACGCGTGACACCATGACTGGTGATTCCAGCGTCTTCTTCTGCGCCACCAACCAAAACTGGACGTGCGCCGTCGTCTGCCCTGCTCATTCGGGGTTCCAGTCCATCAGGCGATCGTGTAGCTCGTCATACGGTCGAGCGGCGTCAATGCCCCGACGATCAGCGACGACAGTGCCAGCAAGCACTAGCGCGTGCATTACCAGGCCGTAATCAACTGCCGAGAGCGACAGAAGGAACTCGCCGGTTCGCCCGTAATTGCCGGACTTGAACGTTCGGGGTTCTTGGTTGGTCATCAGCGGACCACCATGAAGTTGCTGTCGGAATCGACGGTGTAGATCCGGCCGGAGGCGACCCATTCGCCATCGACGTAGTTGAGATCACGACGCTCCAACCAGCGTCCGTCTTCGTCGTTGATGATTCCGACGATGAGGTAGCGGTTGCCGAGCGAGTCGATCGTGACATCTTCGACGTGGACATCGGTGCCAAGAGTGGCTGGGTAGCGGCGGTCGGTTTGAGTGGTTGCGTTGGTCATAAGAGAAACCATACACGACCGTGATCGGTTTGACAACCCCCAACTAAAACAATTCAGTGATTGATTTCGTTCTTATCATTCAGCCGCTTGATCGCCCGGTACACGGCGTCCGCAGTGACCTCCCTGTCGCCTTCTGCGGCGTTCACTTCGTTGACGACCAACGTCATCGCAGAGTGCGTTATGCCGTCGCTGAACAGCCGCCTAAACATGGCGTTCCGTTCCAACATCGCGATGTTGCCGCGAGCGACAGCAGTCTGGAGCTTGGCGAGTTTCTTCTTGTCAGCGTCGAGCATGACATACACGGTAGCCGACTCGGGTCGCAGCGCCACCATCATCTGTCGCTGACGTGATATCGCACGTTCGCAGCGAGCGTTCGCGCAGCATCAATACGAGTCCGGTGAGTGGACATCGACTCTCGGGAAACCTCGCGAGCCGAAGCCGCGATCGCAGCCAGACGCCGAGCGTCGTTGCATTCGATCTCGACGCGAGCGTCGCGTTCCGATGCCAACATTTTGCGCGGCTTGTCGAACTTGTCGAGCGGAGGATTCTCGATCTGGCGAATCACCGTCAACGCCTGAATCCGTTTAAAATCGACTTCGGCGGTAGCAGCCCGCTCCGAGATCGCTGCGTACTCCTCGACCAGCAGCTCCAGCGACTCGGTCGTATCCACGATCATGTGCTCGATCTCGGCTTGGTTCAGAACGGGTCGGATGTCGCTCATGCGCGTTGAGCTGCCAACAAAGCAAGATCGCCCGCAGCGGTGAGAACGTGAACCATGCCGGTATTCCCTTCAGTCGTCGGCTCCTCGACAATGGAGCGGGAGACGGGATGGCGAAGGTACTTGACAAAAGTGTCGTCATGCAACTCTCCGAGCCGGGTAGCCGTCTGGTTCGGTGACTTGCCGATCAAGGCTGAGACGCGATAGGCCGTCAAGCCATCGCGATGCTTTGCCAGCGCCATCAGGACGTGGTATCGCTGCGTCCCCTTGCGTGGAGTCGTGCCTGCTTTTCGGCTTGTCTCGCTGGCACCGCGAGCAACTTGGCCGGGTCGCTCCATCATCTCGGCCATGCGAGCGGAAGTGATTGAGCCAGCGCCGTGGCAGGTTGGGCAAAGATGCTCGATGAGCGGCACGGGTGCAAACTCTTCAGCAATCGCGCCCCAAAGGTCGGGTTGATAATGGTCGGTCATCGGTCGTTCTTTCTTATTGTTGGGAGGCCAGCTCGTCGGACGAGCAAACCGTTCTCGTAGCTCTCGGCAGGGTTGTCGTGAACATATCCGTGATGGCCGTCGCGACCAGTGACGCCGCCGCAAAGGACGGCAAGATTCTCAAGGTCGTGAATCGACGGGTCAGACGTTCCACCGGAACCCCTCATCCGTTTGTGATGAACGACCAAACGACCGAAGCACGGAGCAGGTAGCCCGTGCGCCAATCCAACGCAGCGATACTCGGCTGCTTCCAGAGCTTCGTCGTGTCGCCCTGGCGGCATCGGGTATCGCTTGCTTTTCA